ACCAAGGGGAAAATCAAGAAGGATATTGAACGTACGAAATAGTAGCAGATATCGTGAGCCCAGAAGTGGTGAATTCCGCGGTCGACAACGACCAAGAAACATTGCTTCTGGGCACTTGCACAGGTTGTCTGTCCTACTACTCTGTTACTTCCCACTGTGCAAGGATGTCTTCCGTGTTTCGTGCGTTCGAGCTCTTTACCTTAGAGCAAGAACAGCAAGAACTCGGAAATGACATTGAGATACCTCCTGAAACGTTGAGATCAAACATTAAAGTTTGTATCTTAAACAGTCAGGATCCTCAAACACGTCATGATATGATGTGTTTCTGTCTACGCTTGATTGCTAGCAACTCCGCACGCGCTGCCCACAAAACTGGTGCCATCTTGACTTTGCTTAACTTACCAACTGCCATGATGCAAAATCATATCAGGATTGCAGACCGTTCTCCTGATGCGGACATTGAACGAATTGAGGTGGATGGCTTCGAGCCAGGAACTTATCGGCTTCGGCCTAATGCCAGGACTCCCTTGACAAATGGAGAAATCACAGCGTTGAGCCTAATGGCAAATGATCTCCCTGACACATACACCAATGACACACCATTCACAAACCACAGAGCAGAAGGGGAGAACTGCGATGAAACTGAACAGTTCTTGAATGCCATCTACAGTGTTCTGGTTCAGTTATGGGTCACGGTTTGCAAATGTATGACAGCACATGACCAGCCAACTGGCTCTGATGAGAGAAGGCTTGCTAAATATCAGCAACAAGGCCGTTTAGATCAGAAATATGCATTACAGCCTGAACTGAGAAGACAAATTCAAGCCTGTATCAGGGGAAGCTTAACAATCCGACAGTTCTTAACATATGAGCTGCAAACTGCAAGGAAGCAAGGTGCAATTACCGGCAGGTACTATGCCATGGTAGGTGACATTGGGAAATACATCGACAATGCCGGAATGAGTGCATTCTTTATGACAATGAGGTTTGCTTTAGGGACACGCTGGCCTCCATTGGCTCTATCTGCTTTCTCTGGAGAGCTCTTAAAACTGAAATCGTTGATGCAGCTATACCGAAACCTGGGCGAGAAAGCCAGATACATGGCATTGCTAGAGATGCCTGAAATGATGGAATTTGCTCCAGCCAATTATCCACTTTGCTACAGCTATGCAATGGGGATAGGGAGTGTACAAGACCCTATGATGAGGAACTACACCTTTGCAAGGCCTTTCTTGAATCCTGCATATTTCCAACTTGGAGTCGAGACAGCAAACAGACAACAAGGCTCTGTCGACAAGAGTATGGCTGAAGAATTGGGCTTAACTGAAGAGGAGAGGCGGGATATGTCCGCCACGGTAACACGGCTTACGACAGGGCGCGGTGCAGGACAAGCCCAGGACATGATAAACATCATGGGTGCCAGGCAAGCTGCCGGGGGAAGAGGAGCACAAGGGAGGGCGCTCAGAATTGTGGAAGAAGATGAGACCACAGATGATGAAAGTGTGGATGATCAAGCAGATGACATTCAAGGTCGACCACTTCCACCTGTACCTGCTCCGATTAGGGAGATAGACTGGGAAGCAAGAATAGCTGAAATTGAAGAACAAGGTCAGAGAATGCGTGATCAGGGGGTTGGGAGACTAGTAGACAATCAGGCTCCTAATGTGCAAAACACCAGACAAAACACACAAGACAATCAAGCACTCCTAGACCTAGACATCTAACTGTCCGACCACTCTCATACACTCCAGGTTAGAATCTCTGCAACTGGCCCGCTCCTCTGCAAAGCAGCATGCACCACGCCTCAATTCCCACACTCCCTATGGCTGCTTTTAAGAAAAAACAGAAATTAACAAGAGACAGGATAAGAGGACAAAAGCCGGTGAGCCCGAATAGGGTGAATCCGTGTGGCTCCCTCTATTCGGGGTAGTCAAGTGCTTTACATTTGACTACTGAAAACCTTGAGATCTCAAGGACAAATCTGATCTTCTTATTTCAAATCTCTTAGTTCTTCATTATCTCTTATTTAACAATGGATCCTTCCCCGAGTGATGCTGAGATCTCTGCTTGGATTGACAAGGGACTTGACACAGTTGAACATTTCCTCAGCGCTTCTACCCAATCTGTCCGGAGCCTGGGGAAATCAACTATAAAGCCAGGGAATACAGAAGAGTTGGTGGCTGCAGCAGAAAAAGTGGCTGCCAATACAGCCAAGGGGATCCTGTCTGGTGTTAGAGGCACTAATCCGGACCCTGCAACCAGACCGAAGGAGAAGCAGAAAGGATCGCCAGTCAAAATGCAGCACCAAGAGCAAGAGAGTGTATATGAAGAGGTCATACCAACTGAGTCTGCTCCCTTGATCCCTAAAACTACTCCAAAGAAACCACCTAGAAACAAAGAGAAGGTTATGTCCATGATGGCTTTGAGTCCGCCGGATGAGAGCCTTGATGAGACACACGAGGCCGTATTTAAGAGGGGGAGTACCTCCACCACATGGCCGAGGCGCCACCGGACAGGGGGACACAGGCGGGAAATCGCCATCAGCTGGGCAACCGGAACCCCGCGGGTCACAGAATGGTGCAACCCAATATGTCACCCAATATCCCAATTCACCTACAGGGGAACCTGCCGGTGCGGGTGCTGTCCAGATGTCTGCTCCTTGTGTGAGAGAGATTATGCATTACTTGCAGACATTAGAGACCCGGATTGCGAATCTTGATTGGAAAGTAGATAAATTACTATCCCAGCAGACAACCATCACTCAAATCAAGAACGATCAACACACCATCAAGGCTTCACTAGCTACTATCGAGGGGCTGATAACAACAATCAAGATCATGGACCCAGGAGTAGGGCCTGGTGCTACAGCATCCCAGGCAAAACGGATTTTCAAGGAAGCCCCAGTTGTAATCAGTGGCCCCATACTAGGAGATAATCCGATAATAGGTGCTGAAGCCATTCAACTAGATGAGCTGGCCCGACCATCCCCAGCAAAGCCTCGACAGGTCAAACAATCCGGCCCGTCTTCTAGTGCCATTGTTGGCTATAAGTCAACTCTTCAATCATTGGTAAAGGAGTGCATATCCAACCCCAGCATGAGACAAAAATTTGATTTGGCAATAAGTAACATCAAGAGTGAACAGGATTTTAAACAGGTCCGCAGAGACATCATTCGCAGTGCCACATAAAATCTCAGAAATCCCCAACATCACCACGCTCAGCTGCAAGCCCGCAACCCAGCAGACACACACCTAGCCAACACCGATGCCCCACCCTGCACGCACCAACAACTGCCTCGCTTCAAACCTCAAAGCCGTATCGCATATCTTTAAGAAAAAACTTAAAATGGGTCCGAACCCTATAGACCCCGGGACGCGCCGCAATGGCTCTCCGTCAGGCAACCATCCCCATCAACGTTGACACTGAGAGTGAAAAGAACAACCTAAATCCATTTCCAATTGTACCAATCACCAAAGAAGACGGGTCACCTACAGGAAGGCTTGTTAAACAATTGAGAATAAAGAACCTAACCCCAAGAGGTTCCACGGAGCTTCCTCTCACCTTCATCAACACCTATGGATTTATAAAACCGCTGATGACATATACTGAGTTCTTTTCGACTCACCTCAGAACTCCCTCCTGCCTCACTGCTTGCATGATCCCCTTCGGTGCTGGACCGTTCATTGAGAATCCTCACCGGATTCTTGATAAATGTGACCGTGTCAACATTGTAGTGAGGAAAAGCGCAAGTGTGAAAGAGGAGATCATATTTGACGTGAGGCGACTTCCTCCTTTATTCAATCGTCATCAAATATCAGGGAATCGTCTCATTTGTGTGCCGTCTGAGAAGTATGTCAAGTCACCTGGCAAGATGATTGCAGGAACTGATTATGCCTATCAAATTGCTTTTGTATCCTTGACATTCTGCCCTGAGAGCCAAAAATTCAGGGTGGCAAGGCCACTGCAAACCATTAGGTCACCAATCATGAGGAGTGTCCAGCTGGAGGTGATTCTCAAGATAGACTGTGCAGCAAACTCGCCCTTAAAGAGATTTCTGATAATATCTCCTAACTCAAAGGACTGTTTTGCATCTGTGTGGTTCCATATCTGCAATCTGTATCGAGGGAATAAGCCGTTCAAGGCTTATGATGACACGTATTTCAGTCAGAAATGCCGAGCAATGCAGCTAGAGTGTGGAATCGTGGATATGTGGGGTCCCACACTTGTTGTAAAGGCACACGGAAAGATCCCAAAGATGGCAAGACCTTTTTTCAGCTCTAAGGGATGGTCTTGCCATGCCTTTGCTGATGCAGCGCCTACCTTGGCAAAGGCATTATGGTCTGTCGGTGCTCAGATCACACAGGTGAATGCAATCCTGCAACCGTCAGACTTACACCAGCTTGTGCAAATAAGTGATGTCATCTGGCCGAAAGTCAAGCTTGATGAGAAAATCCAGTCCTATGCAGCTGCAAAATGGAATCCTTTCAAAAAATCAACCAATTGAGACGCCATACATAAACTGCCCAGCATACTCAAGTCAGCTACACGGACCACCCAACCCACACAACATCAAGCCCCAGATCCCAGCCATCCCAGATCGCCCAAAACACTGGAAAACTGCCTCCCTCTCTCCCGACAATGCTCCGCAAACTCCTGCGCTTCCACACACTCCCGCACCACCAGCTACACGAGCACAGCACACAATCAAGAGTTTTAATAAAAAACTAAGGGGTATAGCATAGCCGGTTAACCATGGCTAGAGCCCGAACACATCAAAGATCACCCAGGCTCAAACCTCAGGAGGCTCTGCCACTACAAATCAGGGAGATAGCCATGAGAATCGCTCTAACTGCCGTTATTGTGAGCATTCACTTTGATCTAGCATTCCCTATGAACAAGAATAGCCTCTTAAGTGTCGGGCTTGTGCATAAATCAGTGAAGAACCTCTATTTTTACTCTCAGGGCTCACCATCGTACATCGTAGTGAAACTCGTACCGACTCTTGGCAATGTTCCTGGGAACTGCACACTCAATAGTCTTGTTAGGTATAAAAGTACGGTGTCATCACTTCTCTCTCCTCTCGCAGAGAACTTAGAATATCTACAGAAGACGCTGACTGTTTCCCGGGGAGGGAGGAGAAGGAGGTTTGCTGGAGTGGCCATAGGATTGGCTGCACTGGGTGTTGCAGCAGCCGCCCAAGCAACGGCAGCAGTGGCCTTGGTAGAAGCAAGACAGAATGCAGCCCAAATACAGAGTCTCTCTGAAGCAATACAAAACACTAATCTTGCAGTTAATGAGCTGAAGACTGCAATAGGAGCATCAGCTACAGCTATACAGGCAATTCAAACCCAGATCAACGAAGTAATTAATCCTGCAATAAATCGTCTGAGTTGTGAGATCCTTGATGCGCAACTTGCATCCATGCTGAATCTTTATCTGATTCACCTAACCACAGTTTTCCAAAATCAATTGACAAATCCTGCATTAACCCCCTTGAGTATTCAATCTCTTCAGAGCTTACTCCAAGGTACCTCCAGTGTTCTCACTAATATTACATCAAGTTCGAAATTAGCACTTAATGATGCCTTAGTGACAGGTTTGATCACAGGGCAAGTGGTTGGATTAAACATGACCTCTCTTCAAATAGTCATAGCTGCATACGTACCAAGTGTTGCAAAGTTGTCAAATGCTGTAGTCCACAACTTTATTCGGATTACAACTTCAGTTAATGGAACAGAAGTCATTATCCAGTCACCTACTATTATTATGGAACAGAATGAAGTGATGTACGATCTCAAGACAGGCCATTGCACTGAGAGCGACCTAAACATTTACTGTCCGTATGTAGATGCTCAACTCTTATCTCCGGGTATGACTAACTGTATTAACGGTAGACTGAATGACTGTACCTTCTCTAAAGTAGTAGGGTCTTTCCCAACTAGGTTCGCAGCAGTTGAAGGCGCTATACTGGCAAACTGCAAATATCTGCAATGCAACTGCTTAACTCCTCCCTATATTATCACTCCACTGAATGGAGAGATGATCTCAATGATTGACCTGTCGAAATGCCAACGTCTAGATCTTGGAACAATTGTATTTGATATCAACAACCCTGTCAATGTCACATTCAACGGAAACTATAGAGCAGATGTGGGGCAGATGATCGTTACCAATCCTCTAGACATCTCTGCGGAACTCAACCAAATCAACACATCATTGTCTAATGCACAGGGTTTCCTGTCTAAAAGTGATGCGTGGTTGCATGTATCCCAATGGGTAACAAACTCCGGGACTATATTTATTATTCTAATCATTGGGCTAATAGTTGGCATAGTGTATATGATTATCAACACATATGTAGTGGTTCAAATCATCAAGGAGATCAACCGAATGAGAACAAGTGACAGAGCACATTTGCTCAAGGGATCTATATCTTCGATATCCACTTAAAAGGTCGAAGGGATGCTGCTCAATACTATAGCTTAGAGTGATGTTGTCAGTTATAACCTAGTACGCTTTGTTGTTTAAGGAAAACTAGGCATATATGCAAGATAATGCTAGATTATAGTATACTCAACAACAGCGCTTGGAGCCCGACTCTGATACTCTGCAGCCCTCTCCAATTACGCACCAAGGGAGCAATCATGTGGGCCACCAGTGAGAGCAAGGCACCCATCCCGGCCAATTCCACCCTGAACCTTGTTGATGTCCCCCTTGATGAACCACAGACAATCACCAAGCACAGGAAGCAAAAAAGGACAGGTCGATTGGTATTCAGACTACTTAGCTTAGTACTGAGTCTGATGACTGTGATCCTTGTTCTTGTGATTCTTGCTAGCTGGAGTCAGAAAATTAATGCATGTGCCACTAAGGAAGGGTTCAACTCCCTTGATCTTCAGATTTCAGGACTGGTCAAATCAATCAATAGCTTAATCACTGAGGTGAACCAGATCAGCATAACAACAGCTATCAACTTGCCTATAAAGTTGTCTGATTTTGGGAAGTCTATAGTTGATCAAGTAACACAAATGATTAGGCAGTGTAACGCAGTGTGTAAGGGGCCTGGTGAGAAACCTGGAATTCAGAATATTAGAATCAACATTCCTAACAACTTTTCTACCTATCTTGAGTTAAATAATACTGTTAAGTCCATAGAACTGCAGAGGCGACCGGCTCTACTGGCTAGACCGAATCCTATACCCAAAAGTTGTTCACGGTTCCCAAGTTACAGTGTCAATTTCGGAATACATTGTTTTGCTCATGCAATCACTGATCAATCATGTGAATTAAGCGACAAGACTTATTATAGATTGGCTATAGGAATATCAGACAAGAACCTATCTGACCCTTCCGATGTCAAGTATATTGGAGAGGCATTTACCCCTATGGGACTTCAGGCAAGAGGCTGCTCGGTCATAAGCTCTATATACGGCTGCTATCTTTTGTGTTCTAAGTCTAATCAAGGTTATGAAGCTGATTTCCAAACTCAAGGGTTTCATCAAATGTACATCCTATTTCTTTCTCGCGATTTGAAGACCACACTATTCAATGATATGATATCCTCAACAACTGTGGTTTGGAACGGACTCTACCCAGGAGAAGGGGCAGGAATCTGGCATATGGGGTACTTAATATTCCCTCTATGGGGAGGGATCAAGATAGGAACTCCTGCAAGCACAAGCATCTTAAACTCAACACTTGATCTACCACTCGTAGGTCCCAGCTGTAAGTCTACGCTCGAGGAAAATAATCTAATAAATAAGGACGTCTTGTTCAGTCCCTACTTTGGAGAAAGTGTGATGGTTTTTGGATTCCTTTCGTGTTACATGTTATCCAATGTTCCAACTCATTGCCAGGTTGAGGTACTGAATTCATCAGTGCTGGGGTTCGGATCAAGGTCACAGCTTATGGATCTAAAGGGGATAGTATATCTATATATCCAGAGTGCAGGCTGGTATTCTTACACACAGTTGTTTAGACTCTCTTTACAATCTCGCGGTTACAAGTTGACTGTGAAACAGATTCGCAGAATTCCGATATCAAGTACTACTCGTCCAGGAACAGCTCCCTGTGATGTAGTACACAATTGTCCATATACATGCGCGACAGGATTATTCCAGGCCCCGTGGATAGTTAATGGTGACAGCATTCTAGATAGAGATGTACGGAATTTAGTGTTTGTTCAAGCATGGTCTGGTAATTTCAATACCTTCCAAAAAGGCCTCATTTCTATCTGCAACCAGTATACTTGTCCATTAACTACATTGTTAGACAATGATAACAGCATAATGAGATCAACCACCACATATTGTTACCCTAGCCTTTCAGAGTATAATCTACAGTGCCAGTCATTTATAGAATGGGGTGGTCCAGTTGGGAATCCTATAGGTATTCTTGAGGTACATTACATCATCAAGTTCAAATGATCAACAACAGTTTATGATCAATAGCTACTTTATCTCTGCTTGTCTTATTAAGATAATTTTTCCCAGGTTTTCTGAGTAGTCTACATAGATTCCTACCTGTAAGCTCAGTGAAATCTACCTAGACATTTAAGAAAAAACTAAAGGGGAGGGGTAGGAATTCCTCTGCAGCGATGATCATTGTCTCGATATTCACCAACAAGTCCAAGTGGGCCAGAATGGCGTGCCCCGAGCAAGTGATCCTCCCAGAGGTCCACTTGGATTCACCTATTGTTAGAAACAAACTGCTCTACTACTTAAAAGTAGGTGGGCTCCCTACGTCCGATGAAGGTATTTGTGATACATTATTCCCTAATATCTCATGGGATCGGGTGAGGAGAGAAGAATCCCGATTGTCAGCACGGCTTCAAAAAGTTAGACAGCTATCTTATGCTAGATTAAGCTCATCTGTAAATTCCCCAAGAAGTCCAACCGCTAATCTAGATGTTGAGGTAATCCTATGGCCTGAAATAATCCCGAACTTAAAGAGGTACATATTGACAAGCTGCCTTAATCGCTTTGCGGATGCCGAGAAATGTCTGATTTCGGCAATGTCACCATTGGTTCAAGGAACAAAGCTTTTGCTTAGTGAGATGTGCAAAAAAGTATCGGGGAAAGATACACTAGTGACAAATAATGTCAAAGCTTGCCGCTTCCATGGACAACACACAAGACCTCAATCTGCGCTAGACTTCTGCCATATCTATGATGCCAATGAATATAAAGATGCTTTCTATACTTGGTTCCTAATACGTCATCAAATGAGGGCTCTAATTCTAAAAACTCAGACCAACCTATCAGTAGACCTTATTACTATCCTAGATGAAAGAGATTACTGCTTTATTGTCACCCCTGAGCTTGTCACACTGGTAGATAGAAAAGAGACTAGGATGTCTTATTTTACTTTTGAGATGACTTTGATGGTGACAGATATGATCGAGGGAAGGATGAATATACTTGCAATTAGTAGTGCCAGCTGTTACCTCCAACCGCTAAAAGTCAACCTCCGCTATTTGTTTGATATAGTAGATCAATTATGTGCTATCTTGGGACAGAATGTTTATTCACTCATTGCAAATCTCGAGAGCATGGTATATGCTGTGCTACAACTCTCTGATCCTGTTCCTGATCTCAAAGGAGAGTTTCTATCCTTTATCAACTCTGAGATTTATACTATCCTCACGGATAGCGGTGAGTTTACAGATTGTGAGGCATATGCAGTGATAGATAAGCTTAATTCTTGTTACCTTCACCTTCCTGCTGACTTAGTCGCTGAGCTGCTGTGTATCATGAGACTCTGGGGCCACCCTATGCTTACTTCTGCTACTGCTGCCAGAAAAGTTCGTGAGTCAATGTGCGCACCAAAAGTAATCGATTTGACTACAAACCTCAAAACCTTAGCATTCTTCAATGGGATCATAATAAATGGATACCGGAGGAGGCATGATGGTATATGGCCCAATTGCACTCTCCCACCTTTCGCTTCTCTGAGCTTACAAGAGCTGAGGCATGACAACTCTGAGCTATCTTATCCCTACATCCTTGCGCACTGGAAAGAGATTGCAATGCTGGAGTTTGGGAAGAGTATAGATGCGGATCCGGGCGAGGATCTGAGCATCTTTATGAAGGATAAGGCCATAAGTGCCCCAAGAAAAGACTGGCTTAGTGTATTCCGAAAGAGCCTGATAAAACAGCAATGTGAACAATGTAGAATCTCTTTACCTCAGCCTTATAATCGAAGACTGCTTCTCAATTTTCTAGCTGATGAAACATTTGATCCCTCAAAAGAGCTTGAATATGTCACAAGTGGTGCATATCTTGATGATGATTCGTTCTGTGCATCATATTCTTTGAAGGAGAAAGAGATCAAAGAGACTGGAAGGATCTTTGCCAAGCTCACCAAGAATATGAGATCATGCCAGGTCATTGCAGAATCTCTCTTGGCGGCCCATGCAGGTAAGTTTTTCAAAGAGAATGGAGTGGTTCTGGACCAGATTAGTATTACCAAAACGCTTCTGACTATGTCACAGATTGGGATTATATCAAAACATTCTCGGCGGACTACTCGAAACAACATTACAGTACTAAATAAGTCTGAGAGGCATCATCTAGGTAGACATGAGACAAATGCTAACCTCAGTTCCGGGAAGAGAGAAGTTCCCAATGAGACAACTGAAATAACTGCTTGCTTCCTTACAACAGACTTAAGTAAGTATTGCCTGAATTGGAGATACCAGTCTATAATTCTTTTTGCAAAAAGCATGAATCAACTGTATGGCTATAATCATCTATTCGAATGGATTCATCTAAGGCTCATGAGGTCTACGCTCTATGTTGGGGATCCATTCAACCCACCCAGGAACTTAACATCAGCAGATCTCGATCTCGTCGAAAATGGTGATATCTTTATTGTCTCTCCAAGAGGGGGTATTGAAGGCTTGTGTCAGAAACTCTGGACAATGATTTCCATTGCAGTAATTGTCTTATCAGCTACTGAAGCGGGCACAAGAGTGATGAGCCTAGTGCAAGGTGACAACCAGGCTATGGCGATTACTACAATGGTACCACGTGGGCTTCCTCACCATGAAAAGAAAAGAATCGCATACGAAAATAGCCAAACCTTTATAAGAAGGCTCAGAGAAAACAACTTGGGCATGGGACATCATTTAAAAGAACAAGAAACTATTGTAAGTTCAGAATTCCTAATCTATAGCAAGAGGATTATTTACAACGGAAGAATACTAAATCAATCCCTCAAAAATGTTAGCAAGCTTTGCCTCATAGCTGATATACTGGGTGAGAGCACTCAAACATCATGTTCAAACTTAGCCACTACAGTAATGAGATTGACAGAGAATGGAATTGAGAAAGATATATGTTTCTTTTTGAATCAATACCTTACTGCAAAACAGTTGGTATTTGACCTTCTTTTCCCATTGACAAAGTTGTTTGAGGACCAGACATCCTCGGCTTTCTTGGACCACCCAATTCTTGTGTCCCGCCTAATTACAATTCCTGCTCAGCTTGGTGGCCTAAATTACTACGCTTTGACCCGCTTGTTCAATCGGAATATAGGAGATCCATTAACATCTGCAATTGCTGATTTGAAGCGTTATATCATCGCTGGGATGCTTCCAAGATGGATCCTAAAGAACCTGATTGCGCGTGAGCCGGGTGATGGGGACTGGAACACCCTTGCATCAGATCCTTATGCACTAAATATAGACTACTTGTATCCTCCCACCACATTTTTGAAGAAACATGCTCAAAGAGTACTCATGGAGGGCAGTGTCAACCCAATGTTAAGTGGTGTGTTCAGTGAGAGTAACCTACCTGAAGAAAATTCCCTGGCACGCTTCCTATTGGACAGAGATATAGTTATGCCTAGGGTTGCTCATATCGTGTTGGAGCAGTCTGTGTGTGGTAGGAAGAAACAAATACAAGGTTATCTGGATACCACTAGAACAATCATAAGGTATGCCATCAATAGACAACCAATTGGGAATGCGAAGCTTTGCAAGATTCTAGATTACAATACTTCATACCTCTCTTACAATCTAGACTATATCTCAACACCTGTAACCTGTGTTACTATGAGCATGTCTTCTTCATCTCTCTTGAAGCTATGTAGCATCGATCTAGCACGACTAGTTAGAAGATTATCTTGGAAGTCTTTATTAGGTGGGAGACAACTAGATGGCCTCGAAACTCCAGATCCAATAGAATTAGTTGAAGGTGCTTTACTGACTAGGGGCTCTGCTTGCACTCATTGTATGTCAGGGAATAGAAAGTACACCTGGTTCTTCGTGCCAGCAGGGATAGACATAACTGCAGATCCCGCTGATAATCCGCCAGTCAGGGTGCCGTACATTGGGTCAAGAACAGATGAGAGAAGGGTAGCATCAATGAGTTATGTTAAAGGTTCATCAAGTGCACTTAAAGCAGCACTCCGCCTTTGTGGAGTATATATCTGGGCATTCGGAGATACCGAGAAAAACTGGGCTGACGCGGCACAGTTAGCAAACACTCGTGCACAATTAAGTCTGGATCAGCTTCATGTCTTAACACCTCTGCCTACAACTGCCAACCTCACACACAGGCTTGATGACGGGCTCACTCAGCAAAAGTTTACTCCAGCCAGCTCTTATATGTATTCATCCTATGTTCACATATCCAATGATGATCAAAACTTAGAAATCCAAGATCGGACTGTGGATTCAAATTTGATTTACCAACAAATAATGTTGTTAGGACTAGGCATAATTGAAACTTGGCTACAATTGCCGAATGAAATCAACATAGAGGACTCTACATTACACCTACACACTGAGTGTTCATGTTGTATCAAACAAGTAGATGCCTGTATCATCAATCAGGTTGAAGGCAATGTACCCACCCTCAGTATCCCTCAGTACAATAAATTCATCTATGATACAAACCCACTCACCGACCAAGATCTCCAAGATATAGATAAATTACAATTCGAAGCTGAGATCAGTGGGATTGATGCTATCCCTGATCAAGATAAAGTGAGAGTTCTTGGACACTTAACTGGCCTCCAGCTGGCAAGATCTATAACAGGATTGGATGAGGTAACTTCTCTCATGAATGATGCAATAGTAGAAGCAGATTATTCTGCTAATTGGATAAGTGAATGTCTAAATACAAAGTTGGACGATACTTTCCTCTATGCAGCCTGGAACTTACTCCTTGACCTATCCTATCAGCTGTATTATCTCCGCATTTTAGGACAGAATGCCATCTTGGATTATTTATCTATTGTGCTAAGTAGAATCCCTGGCTTAGCATTGTCCGGCATTGCTGCTACGATAAGCCACCCAAAAATATTAAGGAGATTGATTAACCTAGAAATTGTCAGACCATACAACTCACCTTATTTGGCAACTCTGAATTACACAAAAATGACGTGTGATGCACTCATGTGGGGTGCAAGACATGTCTTGAGCAATATTCGATCTGGATTTGATATAGAAATTATAATCCCCTCCGAATGCTCATCTGAGCTTTCAGATAGAGTCCTCAATCTCATTGCACGGAAGCTCTCACTGCTCTGCTGTCTAACTGCTTCTCACCATGAGCTACCACATGTGAGAGGGCTGAGCCCAGAACTAAAATGCAAAGTGCTTACTGAATATCTTATATCAAAGAAGAATGAGTATAGTATCACAGTAGGGGATGTCAGAGGGTGGGAAACCAGTATACTTGAGCCTAAAATATCGGCATTTCCATGTAATATTTATTATCTTACTAGAAAAGTGTTGAATTACATTAGAGACTCCCCTTTCTTACAACAGCAGTTAGCTGACTATTATGACATCAGATCTAGTGTGTATTCCAATATTCCAGTGATAAACAACAGCACTGAAGGCAGTGACTCCGAGTTTCCTTCAACTCTCTGTATCCTTGACTGGCTGACCCCGTTGTTTTCCCAAGCTGATAAAGTGACAAAATTCCACACTCCTCTGACTGATAGCTCACCAATGGTTAAGGACTTGACTTTAGTCGACCCGCCCATCCATCATGTACTTAGGCCTGTCGGGTTGTCATCAACTTCATGGTATAAAGGATTGAGTGTAATCAAGGTATTAGACACACTACCAATCCTAAGCGGAAATCATTTGTACCTAGCAGAAGGAAGTGGGGCGATGATGACTGTGATAGAATCAAAATATTGCGGAACAAAGGCTTTTTACAACAGTTTATTCTCTAGTGGGCAGAATCCGCCCCAAAGGAACTTCCAACCATTACCCACCCAATTCATGGAGAGTATAGTCTACCAAAATATTCGTTATGAGGAGGACCAAATTGGCACAGATGAACCATTTTTTGTACCACTCTGGAGCGGATCATCAGAGGAAACAGATCTAAGTTGTGCTGCCTGCGTCAACCTTATACTCAAATCAATACCATCAAGGAGTGTATCCATTATGAATGTAGACCTAGAGGATATTACTCAAATGCAGAATCCTGAGGTCTCTCGTGCAGCAATAAATGTGATATTACTGTCAGACATCCTTTTAATGCCTGGCGGTGTCCTTATTTTCAAGACTTATCTATCTCCCTTTGCTAAGTTATCCAACTTCTGCAAGCTACTTCAGATAGCTTTCTCACGATGTGTCTTACTCCGATCTGCCTATTCTGACCCAGCATCTGATGAAGTCTTCCTAGTGGCCATCAAGTCTGATTTGCGATCTCTAACAGGATCATTTGATGAGATTGCCAACCAATCACGGACAGATGATAAAAGCTTCACATGCATAGACCCCGAAATCCTCACACAGATCATAGTCAACCTCAATAACCAACAACAGAGAGTTAAAAATATTATAAATGATCAAGTTAGGACAGGAAGGTGTGATGTTAACATTGATGATCATATCCAATTAAGCCGACTAGGTACAAGCTCTCAGACACCAAAGATATTGGACCTTGAGATTGCCTTTGATTTCAATGATTTCCTCACTCGGGTCGTACAGCTGCTTACTACCTTCCTAAAAGAGTTCATATCTATTCATGATGATCTAGCGACAGATCGGAATAGCCTCTTATTTGATTCTTACAACTTAGACAGAAAAGGGAAACTAAGCACAAACAATCAGATTGTGACTACTCATATTATGAATCTGACTGCACGGAACTGGCCACTGCTTCCCCCTGCAGTGAATGGGCAAGTCCGTAATAATCTAGAGCTAGGGATATTTCAGTGCAGCTCAATTGTTTCTTGGGAAGTATTCTTAGACCTGACCCCCATCCGTAAACATATATTGAAGAGGATTGGGAGTCAGATTGTCAGGGATTTGTTTACTTATCACCTAATCATTAAATTAGATAGGTCTGAACAAAAGAGAATTTGGAAGGCTATTGGAAGTGTCATATTGTCTTTCACACTTGACAATGATATTCCCGATCATCACCCAGTGCTGTTTGAAGACCCTGATACGCCTGAGTTCGATATCTTTGGCGAGGAACTGTAAATGAATCTGATTTAACAAAAAAAGCTTAATTTAAGAAAAAAACCTATATTGATTTTCCCCTTGGT